TGGGTGATTGATGAATGTATCGCTACTACTTAATGCTGTAGCAGTCAAGTTCATGAAGTTAATGTTTAGATCTTTGATGATATACTGTTCTGGTTTTTTACCTTCAGCTTCGTTAACGATAACTTTAACCACTTTAAACATCTCTGTCCAAAATAGTTTAAATGTTTCAGGATCACGTAGGAAAACTTGATCGCCATATTTAATTGTGTTACGTACTAGTTTAAACAGGCGTTTGTTAAGATCATTTAGACTGACCCATTGTTGCAGTTGATCTTTGAGTATATTAACTTCGTTGTCTGTGGGATCTTCTTTGAAGAATAAATCAAAACCTGTACCATTTTCGATATTGGTCTGTGTCATAAACTCAGCAAGGATGTCTAAGGCAGCATTGACTTCACTGTCCATATCCATCTGTTCATATTGATTGTAGCGTTCTGTACGATTTGGATGACCGATGTAGACTTCTGGTAATTGGCTAGCAAAGTTTCTGTAGCCAGCATCTGGTAAGTTGTTATTGCTACCACTAATTGGGCTCATCGAGCCAGAATTATTAGCAGTCTTAAAGTATTTTTTCCATGCCATGTTTAAGTTCCCTAGATGCAGTATTTATCAGCCTACATGCTGTGCTGTAAAATTCCTGAGGTTAGGCTATTCGTATCTCGCATGGTTCTGAGTATTTCGGTTAAGATACCACTTTGTTGATGCACTGCGGCTGTTAGTGCGCCAGTGTCCATACTAACTGGTATACTGCGATTGTCTGATAATGGGACTACTGCTTCTGTGCCATGTAAGGTAGCTGAGTAACCACTTTCTGGACCAGATGATACACCACCTTCGGAAAATCCACCAACCATTTTATCATACATTTCACCGCCAATTGCAGCACCTCCTAGCACCGTAGGAATGCCAACTGCCAAACTTGCTCCCATTGTCGCTGGTGCAGCTGCTATAGTAGCCCCTATACCAGCTATCCCCCCTAATACCACAGCGGTTCCTCTGCCTAGACTAGAACCAGAAGATTTACCAGAAGCACCATCAACTGCTTTCCTGACACTAGCTATCACATCATTTGCTACTTTACCAAATGTTTTAATAGATGGAGTTAGGATATCTTGGATAGACATTTTCAATGACTGTGCCGCAGCTTCAACCCCGGTTAGTTCGTTTTGTAATCCCGAATTTGCTCCTGATAATTGTTCAGCATCGGCTATGGCTTTATTAATATTAGCAGATTCTGTTTTAAATGACATGTTATACAGTTCATCATAACTTTTAGCAAGATCACCGTTTGCGCCAATTAACATACTCTGTTTACTTAATGCTGTTCCAAGTTGATCAGTTCCCGATTGCATTCTATCACTAAGTTCAGCTGTGCCTCTGCTTAACTCTTCCACCGATGTTCGTCCAGCATTTACACTATCCCCCCATTGCATAGCAGATTTGCCACTATCCTGCAACATTGCCGCTGTATTTGTAATTGCACCACTTACATAATACTGCATGGCAGCTATTTTTTGGTCTTCTGATTTTAAGGCCAATGATGCTTTAAGACGTTCTGCTAGGAATGGATCATTTGTTGCTTTTGCTATTTTATTAACTTTTTCTGCATAAGCATATTGAGTTGCTAGTTTTTCTGTTGCCTCACGACGAGATTTAGCTTCATCACCTAGTATGTCTGATACTATTCTCATGTTTTTAGCCATAGATACTGTGGCTTCTGCCATTTCTCTATTATTAGCCTGAGAACCAGCACGTTTGTATCCAACCATAACTTGTGCTACAAGCTCAGCTTGTTCAGCAAAACCAAAACCAAGATTCTGCATTTCTTTTTGCAAGGTCAGTCCACTCTTGCCTGTATCCTTGGCTAGTCTAGAGGTCACATCAGCAACAGCTTTAGCTGCGGTTGTAACTGTTAGACCGCTATCTGCTAGTGCCTGGCTGTTGTTTTTAATTACTTCACTAAATTGTTCAACAGTTAGTCCTGCACGGGTAGCATACATGCGCATGTCGTCCATGCCACGACCAAACAGTGCCCCTGCTGATGTTGCTGTCTGGAACGCTTTGATTGTTTTTTCAGCTTCTGTAGCCAGAAGTCTAACACCTTCTTTAGCGGCTGATGTAACTGCCGATGTAAAAAACTCTAATGCTGTTGATGCGATAGCCATCCTGCCGCCTAATTTGGCAGTCTTACCACCAGCGGCCATCATAGCAGTGCCCATTGTTTCACCAGTTTTTGCTATTCCAGTGAACACACTTTGGGTAGAATCTAATGCAGTCTCCATTAGATCAGCGGCTAACTTAACTCCACTGCCACCACCTTGAAGGTTATTAACTAAGGTTTTTGTAGCATTGAATAACCCTTTGACCAGAGTTACCCCAAGTATTTTACTAAAGTCAAGCCCAGCTTTTTTGTTAGTGTCTGTTAGGAATTTTTGTGCTAGGATATTGCGTTCAATTTCAAGCTTCTGACGTTTTAGTGGGTCTGTGACATCATCGATGTTTTGATTAAGTCTTTTTAGGTCTTCACCTAGATCAATGTATTGCTTGCGACCTTTTTTCAACTGTTCGTTTAGGTCAGCAAACTTTTTAGCTGTAGCATCATATAGTTCTTTTTGCTTCTGCTGTTTTTTCTCTGCAGCATCGAGATTTTTATTGGTATTACTGATATTTTTACCAAACTCACCCATACCTAGTTTTTCAAAGGCAGCGGCTAGTATCTCGGCTAAACGTTCTTCATCCATTAATTAAACACCCAGTTTATCGTCTATAAATACTTTACAAGTATATACTATTTATTGGAAAAATAACCATGACTCAATCAAACCCATTAGCTAAACATTTTCGCCAGCCTGCGATCTATTTAAAGCTACCTAGCCAAGGACGTTATTGGTCCGATGACGCCTTAACACTAGGTGCTACAGGTGATATACCAGTGTATCCTATGACTACCAAAGATGAGATCACATTACGCACACCAGACGCACTGATGAATGGTACTGGTGTGGTCAGTGTCATACAGAATTGCATTCCGGCTATTGCAGACGCCTGGGCTATGCCTAGCATAGATGTAGATGCTTGCTTGATCGCTATACGTATCGCCAGCTATGGTAACGACATGAATGTCACTAGTAATTGTCCAAAATGCCAACACTCCAATGACAATACCATTGAACTAACATCTGCACTAGAGCAGATCTCCATGCCCAACTATGATAATCTATTAAAAGAAAAAGATCTAACTATTAAACTAAAGCCGCAGACATATTTTGCATTGAATAGAAGCAATACCATATCATACAAAGAACAACGTATACTAGATGTCCTGACTAAAGAAGATGTTTCACCCGAGGATCGCGAACGTAATCTCAAAGCAGTAACAGACGAGCTGATCGAACTTAATGTAGATACCTTGACTGCCAGCACAGAATATATCTTGATGAGCGACGGAACCAAAGTAACACAATCAGATTTCATCAAAGAGTTCTATTCAAATACCAGCGGTGCACTAGTTAAAAAAATACAAGACAAACTAGCAGAAATTGCGGCATCAGCAGGGCTACGTCCTTATAAAAATGTCTGCACAGAATGTGAACATGAATACCAAACAGATGTGACGTTTGACTACGCAAATTTTTTCGGACTCGGCTCTTAGCTCTCAGCAATGAAGAAATTGTCGGCTATATCGAACAGCTCGACAAAGAGATAAGAGCCTTAAAAGAAGATGCCCTCAGGATGTGCTGGTATATGCGTGGTGGGCTCAGCTACGATGACAGTATGCTATTAAGTAAATCTGAACGCGATATCATAGGCGAAATCATCAAAGACAACTTAGAAACAACCAAAAAATCTAAGATGCCGTTCTTCTAAGAAGTGTAATTTATCCCAATCCTACAGTCATTAAACTCCATTACTATTGAAGTCTAACCGATTTAAATAGATTACCCATTGCGAAAGCAGTGTTGGTTTTAACGGAGGTCCAGATAATGGATATCTTAGCAACAGTAAAGAAATGGTCAGGTGCTATCGCTGACACAGCAGTAAGTGTACTAGCACTACTAATCGTATTAGAAGTGTTACTCAAAGGCGCAGCATTACCTTTCTTGCCAGCAGTAGACGTTATTGGTAACGTTACATCTATCGTCAAAACACTAGGCGGTGAAGGTGTTGTTGGTTTAGTGGCAGTATGGGTACTGTATTCAATTTGGAAGAACAAATAAGTCTTAGGTTCTTTTAGTTATAAAACCAGCGTGGATATTCATTTATATTCACGCTTTTTTATTGACTCCGTTTTAAGATGTCTACGACATCTGCATTTTCGCTCGCGCTCAATGCTTTTCCTTCTAAGCTATAAACTTTGATTTAGTGTTAGTTCTTCTTGCTTTATCTAGATCTTTCAGTCGTAATTTACCTACAACAGGCAAATTACAACGAAGACTTTATCTGAGTCCTTCTCGCGTACTAACTAAAAGAGATTGCATTCACTTGCACGGAGGCGGTCAGCCGGTACCCCCTACTCTAGATTCTTCTGGCGGTAGCTCACATAGCCGTAGTTAGCCAACTATGTTTTTGCTCTCAGGTTGGTTTGTTTCAGAGCCTGAATCTTTTGGTTTTTACACCTAATTGATTGCCGTGCCGTCATGTGCTTAGTCTTGTCTAAGCGTTCCACCTGCGGCCATAACGCGAGCAGGATCTCCTCATGACACAGTATAAACTGCGATTGTGGCTAAAAATTTGTTTCTACGTATTGCTTAACTAGATTATAATATAATTGATTACTTTTAATGCCCGGGTGGCTGTTGTCAAAATTTAGGTCTAATTTTAATTTTAAAAAAGAATCATATAAGTTTACCCAACTATCAGGGTCAACCCCACCTGTTTCGTCATAATTATCATGTTGCAGAGTATATAACTTATATATTTCTTCATCATCTCTATTTTTACAATTTAGAATTTCTTTTTGTGTAAATTCAGATAAATCACTAGGATAAAAATTGCCCACTTTCCGGACAAAAAAACCATTATCCCATGGACATAGTCCATTTATGTTTATGATTTTAATATTTTTTGCAATATTTTTAATCATATTCACATATCTTAATAGATCTACTATTTCATAATGTATATGAAGTAGTGTTACGTATCTATTCAAACAATTTTGTATATAACTGTCTGTTAGTGTATGGCCATTTAGATAATGTGTTCTATTAGTAAGTTCCTTATTCCAAAATGCTGTAGTATCATATAATTCAAATCCTACATGAATTTTATTAATTCTTGGTATTGACGTCCACGCACAAATCACATATTCAATATTTGAATAGTCACCGAATGCCTTTATCACCTGCTCAAAAATATCAGAATTGTTCGCACCTGCATAAGCTACATTAACAGGAACTAAGTTTTTAAATAATTTGATATTTTCAGAACATAAATTTACCCATAGATCAGGAAATTCTTTACAGTCCCTACCTAGATCAGTTTCGTCGAAGCCAGTACCAGATGTAAATGAACAGCCAGCATATACAATTTTTTTGCTCATTGAGTCTTAGTTGTCTAACTTTAAATCTTTAACGGAATTCTTACCTAGTTTGATCTGTATGATGCCATTGTAGTTGTCTTCTCTCAACAGCACGCCTTCAGTAAATTGGTAATAGGCTTCCATGTAATTAGTTTCGCCACGTGATTTACACAAGTGTATGATTTCGCGTGTGAACTTATCCTTGCCTAGTGTGTCTATGTCTGCTTGTAATCTGGGACTACTGCCCCAGTATTCTTTCCAATCAGTTTCGACTGTTTCCCTGCGCTTGTTTTTCTTGCCTTTTAGAGGTGGTCTCTTTTTGACTGTAGTAAAATATTTGCGGCCAACATAATCGTGACCATTTGTAGTGTTTGTTATTCTGTAGATAAAGCCATAGTTGTCCTGAATATCCTCAGAGTCAAACAGTTTACCATTATAAGTCCAAGGATATTCATATGACATAGTGTTATTTATTTTGCAGCCTTGGCAGCGTTTTTCTTCTCTTGGATCTCAGCACGACGAGCTTTTGATAGCTTGCCTAGATCACCGAGTGCGCCACGAGCACGTGTACCTGCTGCGCCTACACCCTTGCCTTCAAATTTTTCATTTTCTGCGATATATGCTTCATATGCTGCTACGATCTGTTCATGTGTTGTTGCCATTTTAGTTTCCTTTTTTAAAAAAATTATACTGCTAGTCTTGCCTGTTTGCGGGCAATTTCTCTCGCAATTTTTGATTTATCTTTCTTACGTTGTGTTTTGTCGATTAATGCAGTTAATTGTGCAACATTAAGTGGACGTAATCTTGGTTTACCGCTTTTATATTGTAAAGGATGATTGTGCCTTTTACTTGGGTGTACTCTTGCAGATGGTCCTGCCATGTTAGTCTCCTTTTACTTTAGTTATACTATGTCGATATCAGTGTTGTAAGATGTGAATCCGTTCTCTTTTACCACCGTCATTACATTACTTACTCGTCCACCTAGCTCATCTCTGTGTGATACTAACCAAATTGATTTATGTGCATCACGTGACATCTTCTTAAGAATAGCCATGGCGTTTTCTACACCTGATGCATCCATACCCGAATCGATCAATTCATCGATAAACAACAAGTTGATAGGTTGGTATAAACTTTCCCATACATCACGAAATGCCCATGATAATGAAAGTATAAGTCTATTACGTTCACCTCGACTCAAGTTGTCAAAGTCTAGTTCTCTGCCTAGCTCTGTTATGTTTACGGTCAAGTCGTTCATAAACACCACGGTATGGGGTAAGCCAATACGGTCAAGATATTGGCTTAATCTCGCGTTCAAGTAGCTGAGATTTTGATCGATAATTCGTTTACGTATGTACGAATCTTTGTTAGTTAAGAGTTTGTACAAGAACTCTTGATGTTCTTTGATACGAGCAAGTTCATTCATGTTAGTGTAATCAATTTCGGCCAGTGCTGTTTGTCGCATCTCAACAATCTGTTCAGCATACGGGTCTTCTTCTATAGATTTAGCTTCTAGTTGTGATTGTAAACTAGCCAATGAACTACGATGGTGGATGGCATCCTCTTCTTTGTCATAATAAACTTTTGGTTGCACACCTAGCTCGCCTAATCCTTGTTTTGCTAGGATCAGTGCTTCTAAATCACCAGCATGGACACCTTGCTGTGTTTCAGCATCTTTAAGTTTGCTTTCTTTAATTGCCAACAGTTCTTCGTGTTTATTGTCATGTAGGTCTTGCCCACAGGTATTACACTTGTGATCACGCAACTGTTGAATATCGTCTGTTAAATTAGCAATACCTTTGACTTCTCGAGTTAAATCTTGTTCACTACGAGCAATGGCTTTGTCTAAGTCTGCTAGGTCCTTACGTCGTTGATCGTATGCAGATAATTCTTTGTGCGCTGCAATCTCGGCGTCAATATCTAATTTAAGTAATTCATCTAACGCTGTCTGTAATTTAGCAACGTCATCCTTACGTTTAGTCAACCACAACATCTGCCGACGCTGTAGACTTTCTATCTGTTCTTCAATACGCTTATTGGCATCAGTCACTGCCTTGATGTTGGCTTCTTCCTGTTGAATGGCGTCCCTTGTAGCCTTACTTTTCCTCT